CCTAAACAGTTGGTATGAATTCCCAGCGGAGATCATTGCATATCTTTCTCCAGATTACATCCTGGTTATAAAGTTTCTCTTTTGATTTCAGTAAAGGGAAGCATGGTAAGAAAGAATCTTCCTCCAGCAATTCACAAAATTTGTACAGCACGTACGAATAACTCAAAAAGTTTTTCCTTTCAGAAGGACAATGCCTATCAAAAGGTTCTTGAATCTGCATAAACATGTGTCTCAAACGAGATTCAAGTGCTTCAGACATTTTAGGAGGGTCGAGACCATTCAATAGATTGGTGATATATGCAACATGTTCATAGTATTTGTTCATCTTCAATTTCTTCAGTAGACCTCTAACTTTAGTCTGTGTAATCTCTCTCACATCTTTGACTTTCATCTTTTTCAACTCTGCTCTCAAGCTACTGACCAGATCTGGTGGTATGGACGTGTTCTCTCTGGCTTGAAATTGGAGTAGCCATTCATTGAAATGATTTTCACGCTTGTACATGTATGTTATGATCTTTTCGGTCGACTCTTGTTCCTCCTTATATGTCAGTTCTTCGCCTAACACAAACGAAACTTTGCCACATTCAGTACACACGTCTTCACTTTCTTCAGATGAAAAGATTGTTTGTCCTCCACAATCACATACCCCATCTTTAATTTTCACAAATTTCATTTCTATATCACTCCCCTTATAGGACTCGACATTCACTAAATAATCCATATAAATCGACTTACGCTGTTTACCCTTTTTGACAGATGTATTGAATACCGTATTGATAACAACATCATCATTATCATTATAAATGTATTTCTCCAGATACGGGACACATGCACTCATATATTCATACATTTCCGATTCATACTCTGATTTTTTATGAGGATTGGTTTTGATCAACTCTTGCCATTCATTTATTTTAGATTCATACCTACTCAATAAATTTGAATTCATATTAAAGATATTACATGTTTAGTTCTTAAGTATGATGTTCATCGAGACTATCGTGTTGAACATCATATACTATATCAAAAAGTTACTGTCTTATGAGGACAATCACATTCATCAATGTGTATTGAAGTACTCTATAGACGGCGATAAATATTCAAACAAACTGAATAAATTCTGGAAAAACGAGTCTAGATATTGGTCAGACCCGGATGAATTTTACTCGGTTATAACGGACGTGTCCGCAGAGGATATAGATGACGCACCAGATAATGTGGATCATTACACGGTGACTGTTAAATACACATATTCTGGAAAGATCTACAAATATATCAGTAACAATAAATGTCCTAAATGGCCCATTCCTAATGACACCAATGGTCCACCTACGATAAGTATGCCTATCAAAAGTGCCTATGTTCTAGATGACGACGACAAACCAGTGATCGATATCACAAGGAAAATTAAACGTTACGCTGGACCAAAATCAAACTTTTACAATCAAGAGATTAGAGTAAGAGATATCACGGACTATGACCCCGAAATGTTTCCTAAAATCAAGATAACAAATATTCTTGAACAACATGCAGTGATCGATATGGAAGATGGCGTTCTTAATATTCGTCAGATGTTTTCGTCGCCAAGTAAAAGTTAACAAATCCTAAATCAGCCACGTTATATCTTATAACCAAAAACTTGTTTTCGGTGTCTTGCATGAGTTGCATATTGGCACATAACCCTGTCGCTTTCGTAAATGTATTCAGGTATTTCAATGAATAAGTACCTGAAACATCCCGATCAGTGGCTAGACAATCGATAGACGTTAACTGTTCTGCAAAGTCACCTTCACATGACATATCCAATTTGTCCGTATGTCTACGTATTTTCATTTCACTGGCAATATGACCCATATCTCTGCACAGTCTTTGAAAGTCCACTGATGGTAATGTGTCAAGGTTTTCCATGTTAACATCTGGTTCTCCAATTTCATCTTCATTGATATCCAATAGTTTGAGTTTAAATGCCGTTTTAGACCCCTTGTTGGCATTCTCGATGAGCAACTCCATATACTCTGTATTGTTCACAGTGATCGTTAGTACATCTTTGTTAGTAATCGTCTTTAAAAGTTTGTATAGATTATTAAGATTAACACCAGCAACGATATCCATGTCACATTCATACTCGTCGAAATTATAGCCATCTAAGAATAGATGAACGAGTGACACTCTGGCCGTGTCGAGCGTCAATAGTTTAATACCTGTCTTTGTAAATGAAATATTAACATCCGTTAAAATATCCTTTAATACCTCGAATGTAGATTTGATAGCGGATGCCTGAATTGTTTTTAGTTTCATTTGTATACTTGTTGCGTTATTTCTTTATGTTCTTGGTTCATTGAATGCTTCTGATACACTCTTGTTGATCTTGGCTTCCAGTTCAGGGGTAAGTGCGGGCTGAAGCGATTGACCATAACTGTCCAATGAGAACATACCTCCGTCACCATCCTCCCCTGTTATAGAAGCCGAATTGCATCCACCGAATCCTTCGCATGCAGAGAATTCATTGGGAAGTAAACTCTCAAGCCATGCTTTGATCTCATTACCTACCAATAATTTACCATTGGTCGTCAACATGGTAGGGACACGATTAATCTTACTGGCATATTCAGATGGTATACCCATTGTATTCACGTTATGAAATTTAACCATGTTCATCAGCTGCTGATGTTGTTGCAAAAACCCTATGATGTTATTGCAGTGATTACACTTTTCGCTATATATCAGGAGAGCTGCCATTTATATTATAATATGCAATTTCCCTAATTTTTTTTAACGCGCATATTATAATATGAACAAACAACTGATTACCTTTATCATAATACTATGGGTACTTCTCTTGTGCTATAAGAGCAAGAGGGAAAAATTCACTGAAATTCGTGGATTCGCTGGGTATTCCAAACCAAGAACTGATGTAGTAATCGATGATCAGTCGGACATTGACATGTCAAAGTTTGTTGAACAAACTGCGTCTATAACTCGCGACTTGATCCAGGAACTTGTGAAACCAGTTCATGCCAAGGTCGAACAGGATACCGATTTATGTGTCTATCCGGTCGAGACCAATCAGGTCAAGCACTATGTCGATGATACTGGTAGAAATCTTTACATTGTCAAGTTCATGTTTACTACCACAAAGGGATTTGTGTTTGGATTGAGTGTTGATGCTCACATTCTAGATGGTAAGGTGGTTGGACTTGTCACACAGCCTATGCATACAAGTGATAAGATAAAGCCCTATACAGAAGAGGATTTCCCATTTTTAGCATATGAAGATATTCAGAAATCGAATGTGCCACTTTGGTAATAAAAACCTTCTTACTATAAATTAATGATTAATGTCAAACAAATAAACGAGATAGAAGACAAGCGTCGAACAAAAAAGAAGGAGATTTACAAAACGATTTATGCACAGTTTTCAAACAAGATCAAATGTGCGGTTGACATGAAACAGCGATATGTACATCTGAGAGTACCTGTATTTGTGATGGGATTCCCGACATATGACATACATCATGCAGCGTCATATTTACAAAGACAATTGACACTTGGCGGGTTTGATGTTAAACCCATAAGTGAAATTGATTTTGTGGTCACATGGAAAATAAAGTCAACGTCGAGTAAACCCCGTAACAAAAGGGTTACTACACAATCAGATGATGGTAGTTGTACATCTTTCGCAAACTTGAGAAAGATAGCAAACAAGTATAGATGACGCGTTAATTGAGAATGATATTTATAATTTCAAGTTGTAATGGATTCGAACAATCTTAACGTGCTCGTCGAGGCTAAGAAGGAGTACCTATCTCAATTATGTATCATATTATGTCCCATTATGGTTGATACATTCGAGAGAATGTATAATCAGGTGACCACAAAATCAAAGGGTAAGCTAGTATTGAAGAGCTATCAGACCGCTCTTAAAGAGATTCCGGAATGGAATAATCATACGATCCACGAACATGTATCCGCAATAACTGATAGTTGTTCATGGTTCAGTGATCTTCTCGCTGCAGTATTTGTTAGTTACGTGAAGATCCTATCATCTGTGAGACTGACTTCCAATACAAAAAAGATTTCGATCAAGTTGACACAGACTGATGTATTCATTCATAAATGTTTTATTACTGCCGCCAAGGATCTATACAAGGATCCATATATCATGTATGAAGAGAAGAATGAATACAAACGTCACGAGAAGTTGACAGAAAGGTTCATGATCAGTATCGAGAATACTATCAAGGAACTTATTCCAGTACAGACGATTCTTCAAACATATATCACAAAGAATTCGGATGACGGGGATGTTGATGTTGATAATGAGGTGATTGATTCGGAAGATCCAGATATCGTTGATGATTATGATATGCCAGATAGTCCTAAGGAAGAAACAGACGTAAGTGAACCTCATGAAGTTCAGGAAGTCCAGGAACCTCAGGAAGTCCAGGAACCTCAGGAAGTCCAGGAACCTCAGGAGGTCCAGGAACCTCCGGAAGCCCTGGAAACTAAGAATATTTCACTTGACGGCAAAATCGACGACGAAGTATTGTTCCCAGATGCACCAGATGCATAAATTTTAATCACACTAAATATTATCATGGACATTAGTGATTCCCTTAGAGATCCATTCAATGCCTCACTTTTTGCCGCTCTAGCTACAGCGGGCTATATTCATTTCAGGTCAAAGATTAACGGCGAACGTCCCCCTGAGAACAACGAATACATTAAACCGGCTATTCTAGTCGCCATCCTCGTCTACTTTATCGTATGCAATGGTGTAGGTGGTAGAGAGGTTCTCTCGTCAGAACCATTTTAAAGAAATGCTAGCATGAATATATAACACACAATGTCGTCAGTGTCTGCATTCAATGATATGATGGATCAGTTCCTTACCGAACTTAAGACAACTTTCCCAGAAGAGAAGGCTATTAATAAGTATCAGGCGGCATTTGATCTTCTGAGGAAGTCCAACCCCAAGAAGTGTGTAGAGACCTTCATGGAGACCATCAGTCCTTATGCTGACAGGGTATCTAAAAAGGATGAATCTCTCATCCATGAGAATTTTGAGCTCATCAAGGAGCTGAATATCTCCAAGTATTGGAATGATGATCTGTCTGTAAACACCAAGAATGCCATCTGGCAATATCTTCAGACCCTTCACATGTTAGGAATGACCATCACAGCGATTCCAGCGGATACGATGAAGGGTATCGAAGATTTGGCACAAAAGTGTGCTGGTCAGGTGAATGATACTGGTAAGCTTGACGAAAAGACATTGATGAGCGGAGTCTCGGGACTGTTGTCCTCGATGGGTGGTGACATGGATCTGGGGGCTCTTCTGGGTAAGAAATAATATGGCATATTATAATAATGACTGTCTGGTTTGATAACCCCATGGAATTATTTAGGGAGGACAAAGTTAAATTGTTTTGGCCTACTCCAGAACAATCTAAAGATGAACGCATTAATGCCACTACACGATTCATTATATACACAACATCGATACTTTTCGTAATTAAACGTGACCTTAGGGTTCCTTTATTTGCAGCCATGATGATTGCTTTAAGTTACTTCCTCGACAAGAACAACACCCAGCCACGTATTGTCAAGAAGGTTGGTAACCCTCATCCCAAGGCTCGCGTTGGTGATTGTCAGCGCCCAACAAAGGATAACCCAATGGCAAATGTGTTGTTGTCTGACTATGTTACTGAACCTAACAGACCACCCGCGTGTCCATATGATAAGGTGAAGGATGAAGTTCACGAGTTGGTAAGGGATACCATACCATACGACTGTGGTAGATCCAGATGTCCTATGCCAGAGCAGCAACAATATGCTGCCGCTAGGCAGTTTATCACTGGACCCGTTACAACGATTCCTGGTGACCAAACCGCATTCGCCGAATGGTGTTATGGTAAGAAGTTCCAGCCACTGTGCAGAAATGACCAGTCCAAGTGCGACCCAGATTTCAGAGGTGCTCAGTTGGATGCATTCGCTGGTCTGGATTCGGCCATGAATCCAAGAACCGGTATGCGTGGTGGTACAGTTTAATATAAATATATTGCCCCGTATTAATTAAGAATGGCGTATCAACTTCAGCCCAATCTTGAACGTGTCATGAACCCGGCTACTCCACAGTGCTGTGCTAATGACAATGTGTTCGCGTACCCCGAGCCTACTAATCTCAACTATTGCTGCAGACCTAATACAGTCGTGTATGGTACCGCGCCATACATGGCGGGTAAGGGTGCACCCGCTGATCTCATAATGGTGTCCGACGAACTTAGACCCCAGGCCACTACTAAGTTTGACAAGGTGTATGTCGATACTTTAAAGAAGAATACCTTCCCGTGGCAGGATATGAAGTGCAGTCTTCCTCTCCGCACCAAGTCCTTCGACCCTGTCAACACTCGTGCTCAGGTACAAAATGCTTTATTTGACAAAAGATATTGTAGATAAAATATAATAATATTGTAACCATGGCTGATCCTCTATCTCTGGCTGCTATAGCAGCGTTAATCTATTCAGGTAGAAAGCTCAGTGAAAAGTCGACTGGTGACAATACTCAGCCCGTAACTAAGCCTATGCCTACACGTACAGTTGAACCTATCCCAGAGATACCACTCCCAGATAAACCTGCTGTTTACTCGAGTAAACAGGAAATGCCCTCCTTTGGTGATGTGGCATTCATGAAGCACGTAAACGGCGAACCCGTTAGAGAAGATTTCAGAGACCGTCCTTATGTATCCGGTCAGATGAATAATTTATCCCCAGTTCAAAAGCAACTTGTCGGCCCTGGTCTTGGTGTAGGTGCTGATGTACCCGCGTATGGTGGTTATCAGCAACTTTACAGAGTAAACCCGACTAATGTTGGAGCTTATAAACTTACCACTCTTCCAGGTAGAACTGGACCGGCAGTTGATGTCACCGGCGGTAAGTCGGGTGTTGTGGGTGAACTTACTCATTTTAAGCCCACTACCACCGCTTTTCTCCCATGCAGACTTCCACCCACTCCTGGATCTGCACAGGGTCAAGGTGGTGCTGTCAAGGGTATGACCTACAGAGGTGAATACGAGAAGACCAAGCGAATGACCAATCGTGCCGAAAATACCAAGCGCTGTGACGGCCTTGAGTTCGCACCTGCCAAGCACTTTGTATCAGCAGAGCAGCTTGCCCAGGATCCTACACGCAACAAGGGTGATATGAATGTTCAGGAATTCTTCCATGTTAACAACCCCGAGCCAGGAATCGCAAACTTTGTAGGTGGTTATACAGATGCTCCAGGTAGTAGACTAATGGCTGAGGCGAAGGGTGCCAATGGATATACCGCCGAGCAACTCGAAAAGTATGGCTTCCGCCCAGATGAAAACCGTGGCAAGGCCGATAGAAATGGTAATGCCGGTCGTATGAACGTAAGAGGTAACCCACTTAACCAAGGTGGCGTTTTGTCACAGGTCAGAACCGATTGTAGTCGGGTTGATGGTCGTATGAACGCGGCCAACGGTGGTTGGTCTCAGAACTACATTCAGAGTGACTACTATCAGTTAAATTCTTACAAGGGTATGGCAGATCCACATGGATCTAATAACTACCTTAATACCGCTAAGAAGGTATTAGCTAATAACCCATTAGCTCAGAGTATTTATGCCTAATTTAGTAAAAATCAACATACATAGATAGTGTTTATAATAAATATGATCCTGATTAAGATCATATTTATTACCAGATTTTATTATAAAGTTATGTTTTTGATGATTAACGTTTAAACGTCAGACGGTTTGAATTTCTAGTGGTATTCATGTTGAATTTACCGATAACCTTGTTTTCTGTTTTCTCGATACGTTCACCGGCCTTCTTAACACGTTCCTCTATATTGCGCATACGTTTATTTTTGTCACCTTTCTTAGCATTCCTATTAATATTGTTCAGAATGTTATCCATGTTAGCAACGGGTGGGACAGACTTGACCTTTAATCCGGAACTAAACATACCAGCTTTTCCAACATAGGTTTTATAGGATGCATTGGTGGGAATCTTGTTTATCTTCTTAAGATCCGGACTGGCATTTTTCTTGAACTGCTTGTTCACCAAATTAAGGGCCTTGTCTACGCTATTGAGTGTTTTGTTTACCTGGTTCAATGCTTCGATGACCTGCTTTTCATTGTTGTCATTAAGACCGTCTTTGACTTTGTCCTTAATGTTTGTCAGTAACTTACGCGTATTATCCAAACCCCCTGACATTTTGTTGGCATTCGTCTTATAATCACGAGACCGTGGCATAATATATTTAGTCTAGATTTTTTTTATTTCCAACGATTCGTTTTTCCATCTTATTAATACGCTTCTCTGTATTATTAATGGCATTCAGTATTCTCTGTTCTCCGTTGTTCTTCTTTTCCACTTCTAGCATTTTAGGTTTTCCTGGAACCTTAGGCATTTCCTTTTCTCCGTTGTTCTTCTTTTCCACTTCTGGCATTTTAGGTTTTTCTGGAACCTTAGGCATTTCCTTTTCTCTGTTGTTCTTCTTTTCCACTTCTGGCATCTTCAATGCAACTCTGCCATTACCAGGAACGGTTACTCTGAATGGCTCACTATTGTTCACATTGTTCACATTGTTCACATTGTTCACATTATTGCGTAGATTGTTCGCGTTGTTTCGTAGATTGTTCACATTGTTCACATTATTGCGCAGATTGTTCGCGTTGTTTCGTAGATTATTAACATTATTGCGTAGATTGAAATCTCTGGGTTTTGTGACAACGCGTTTGGTTGTATATCTAGTTTTGATAGGTTCAGTGACATTCAATGACTTCATGATTCTAAGAATCTCACCTCTGTAAAGATCAACATCCGGGGTATGTATCTTCACACCTAATTTGGTAGCGATGCGTGTGAGATCCGAACGAGGTGTAGTTTTCTTTGACAATTTGATATAATCAAGTGGCGTCAGAATAACTCTTGGATCTACCAGATAAATGTAACCATCATGACCAACTTCTCTCAACGGTGGGAATTTACCAGGTGGTAAACAACTCATTTATCATTAATGTATATAAAAATTTATGACGCAATGGAGTCATAAGAAACAATGAGGATCACAGTTCGTAAGAGTACAATTCGTCAACGCAAACCATATGACAAACGATACATTGGCGTTGCACTGGACCAAGAAGCGGAATTATATGATGGAAATGCATATGTTTTCCAAACATATATGGCACCTGTTTTCATGCTGGGTAATGTAATGAAGGTCGATCATGAAAATGGGAAGGGTTATCACTATAGTGACATCCTTGCTATGGATCACATGAACAACTCAAAATTTGTTCACAACGCTCCATGGATGAAACGTCATCGTGTAGAGGATGGCGAATATGGTGATAAATTCGAACTTTGTAAAAGTGTCGACATGTTTCGTAACATAATCACCATGTTGAATTGGGTTGAACTTCAAGGTGGTGAACGTAATTTATTCGGTTATAACCTAATGTCTGACCTGAAAGCCATGGCTTTCACACATATGATAGCTCCTGGTAAGTCGTCGATTCGCAAAAATAAACCGATCCATTTGTGGCCCAATAGCGCAGTGAACATCAGTGGATGGGATACCATTAAGTTTCAGGATATTTTAGGTATCACATTGTCGAGATGTAACAAATTTGGTCTAATGTACATGTCGTGGGTTGATAAATTGGACGACATTAATCAGATCAAATTCAGAGTGAATGGTAGATATGGGTGTAAGTTGGAACATTATATCAAATACGTAAAAAACGATCCATCATATGAACAGATGCATTCTTCTCCATATGATGTGGATGACCTTGTAACTCTCATGAATTTTGCATTCATGACCGATGGTAAGTTCTGGGACAACAACAATTATCTACCCATCAACACAAGTGACCTATTCATGGATCGTAAGAGAATGCTTTGTACCTAAAAGATACAAATCCAATTTCTCATGATAATCCATCGAAAAATCGAATGCATTGATTGAACCAATATCGATCATATAAGGTTTAATGATATCATCATAAGTAATTCTATTCATTAAAAGTGCACAAATAACTGTTTCAATATATCTCTTTAAGCCCGAAATCCTCGTATCATCTATGTCATCATCGAATCGTATTTGTACAGATAAAACTTCATTTGGATTTTTTGACAAGAATGGTTGACACGGTGTCTTTTCAATAAGTCCACCATCTACATAACTGTATCCGTCTAAAGTCAGTGACTCGAATAACATTGGTACAGTAATGCTCATACATACGGCATCAATCACCTTGACATTTGGATGTGTATCCCGATTGAAGTACACTGTTTTATGAGTATTCAGACAATACGCAGATATATATACTTTCTTATCCAGCTCTGAAAAGGTAGGATCACAACCACATATATCAACGATGTGACTTCTAAGTTTATCATGTGATATCAATCCAAATGTATTCAATAACGACTTTACATTAAATTTGGTAACACTTTTGATATCAGCTAACATAGACCTTTCCAAAATATCAACACATTTCATATTTAACCCCAACAACAAAGCTAATATTGCACCCGCGGATGCACCCGATATCTCCTGGATATCGTCAAGGACCTTTTCATTATTATGGATAAAGCCTAAAATAGTGAAATATCCCATACCCGCTGGGCCCAAAACCAGATACTTGGGTTTCATATTTAGTAAACCTTGGGAAAATTCTTTCTGAGAATAGCAAACACCAGGGCGAAAACGATGGTGTGAGTGAGAATAGCGGTGATACTGGTCTCGCCCGACATGAATGGACCCTTGGCGCCTGGAGGAAGGGTAAGAAGCATACCGGGGCTCAGTATGACAAAGAGAGCGGTGGGTACCATAAGATCGGCAGGCTTGAGAGACATACCCATCATACGCGCGACGAGATGATACACGACCACGAACACCAACGCGTGGAAAAGAACAGCGTTCCTGGAAGTCTTTTCGGTAAATAAAGAGTTCTTGAGAAGATTCTTGCCAGGAATCTTGTCCGGTAACTGCAGAACGGCTCCTGGGGTTAGGAGCGCGAAGAGAGCGGCCGGTACGGCAACCTTGTTGGAAGAAGCGAGGGCAATAATATCGTCCATGATAATGTATACATAGATTATTTTTAGCTCGACCGATACGGTGTACCATATCCTGATGAATAGTTATAACAGAACCAACAAAAATCTTCAAACATGGCATTCTCCATGATAAGATTGGTAACATAAGCATCTTCACGATACACTGTCAATACACGATACATATTGACGAGATCATTATGATACCAATCAACCCAATCATCGAATGACAGATACCTACCGGCATACACATCACTCTCGTCTCCGTTATTATCATAATCGTTGACGAGAGTAGTGTTCAATTCGTTGACGTAATGACTCCAGACCATGTTGATAATATATCACACAATGTAACTAATTGTAATGTCTAATATATTCATCATTCGTTTAAATCTATTTCACACCAGTCATAGACACTGATGACGATTCCTTAATGGGAAGGTTGTCCTGAATACATGTCATAGCACCTTCAACCCGAGCCTCATCACCTTGAAAATAAACTCTCAACCCATCCTCTACGTTTACTTTAGTGAGACCACCTTTACGTTTGGATGTCTTAAGAGTTACTTTACCCTTTTTAAGATTAACCTTGTCAATTTTCGACTCCTGCATGAATGACTGCACATAAGCCTTCAACTGCTTCTCTCTAGAATTAAGTACCTTCATGTCTTTCCTGGCTTCAGTAAGCTGCTTCTTTAATTCGACCCACTCAGACATAGCTGTCCTGAAATCATCACTGACGTCACCCATGATTAGTATATAGTATTGTGCTTTTTAATCTTTAAGTGCAAATCTTACGCTGCATAAGGTCAGGGACAATAGTAGAATTGTTCCACTCATAAGCGTGCTTGGGGTTAGGGGGCTCGGCGCGGACCTGCTGGTTGGCATTCCTGAGGTTACCACCAATGGTCTCGGGCATACCGATCTGCTGACGGGGGTCAAGGAAGTTCTGACCCTTGAGGATCTCCTCGGGGGCGAACTCACCAAAGTTCTCAGTCTTGGCGACCTCACGGGGGAGAAGGGACGAGGCCAGACCAACACCGGCGTTCATAGCACAGCCAAGGTTAACCATAGGGCCTACCTCACCATCGATGGGAGCACCATCCTCGTCAGCGTCAATGTCCATACCACGAATCTCGGGCTTGGGGGCGGGTTTATCCGCCTTCTTGACCGGCTTATCATCATTTAAAGGGGCGGCCTGAAGCTTGTAAGCCTCAGCCTTAGGAGCAGGGGCGGAAAGAAGTAGAATGATCGCCGCGATGGCGACCATGAGCATGATGGTCTTTCTGTCAAACTTCATCATATTTTATAATAGTGAACTATATATTTTTTTATGCAATATAATCATCATGATCATCGTCACTTGACTCCTCGTCCTGGAAAAGATAATCAGTGGGATACTTGTTACCAGTGATCGGCCTAAGCTTAACCTGTGCAATTCTCCAAATAGCCCCATAGGTCTTCTTCAAAAACCATACACCCGCGAGTTCCATCATCACGTCACACTTTGCACCAGGTGTGACATCAGTGTCATCTGCAGCGGCCTTCGTAGCATCGAAAACTTTGGTCACTACTTGACCCCTAACTTTCGCCTTACTGATATTAATAGTGTCACCATCCGAACGCTTGAATGCCGACTTGAGAGTAGACTCTGGCAACTCCTTACCAAACCATGACTCGGAATTGTTCACTGCATTAGCCACGATATCATCCTCGAGTGAAGTGACCTTAGTCTTTGCTTGGTCATTAAATTCAAATGTAACATCGTCAACCTGGTCATAGTTAGTCAGTACCTTGACATTGTTCATCTGGACCATAACACGTGAGTCATTGTCGTTCGAAATCTTCACATAATAACGTCCATCGGGTGTCTTGACTGGCTTGCTGTACTTCATAGTTACTAATGATAACAGTTATCTAATCTTTAATATACGTGACCCAACCATCTTTGGGTTGAGTAGCACCAATGTTTTTGGCCCAACATTTGTCGATACGTCCGGATTCATCTGTACTGCATGTCACCAATTTGCATGTGTCATCATCTATACATTTCTCGAATGCATCAGTTGATGCGATGGCTTGTCCACCTTCGATATTGTTACCACCTAAACCCTGTATATCATCTTCTATGGACCATTTACTTGTAATCTGTAATGGTTCGTCATTATCACACGTGACATTCATTGCATCCGCTACCATATTCTTGAACTGGGACCTTGTGACAAGACCCTTTTGACCTGTATACTTTTGTTTAGTGGTTGCGATTTCGTTGCATGTCAAGTCAAGTGCGGAATTAACTACAAGTCCACATGCAGCCTTTCCCATTGGGTCCGATGGTCCGAATCTAGTACATGCGATAGGTGCAGCAACAGCCGATCCCATAAAGCATTCTGCTACATCCATTCCACCTTCTTGGTCTTCATCAGCATAACCGGCAAAATGTGTAACCAAATCGGATACATTACATCCAACTGCCTGTGGTAAACCAATTCGACCGGTTTCCTCTTTGACTGCATACATTGTGTCATTGCAAACATCCTGGTCACTGAAAACACCTCCTCCACATGCATTCGCTAATGCACCGACGTCAAGAACAGATTCTGCACCAGTCATGAGTACATCAGCACCTTCATTTACCATTTTGGTTACATTATGTCATGCATCCTTGATTGAGAATTTCTCCTTGCGTTTCTTTTCAAGATATATCGATATTAGTACGATAACTACAGTTACGACCAATATGATCCAAGCGTCTCTAGACATATACTTAAAGACAATAATTTACTATTAAGTAATCATGACCACTGATATCACTCTCGAGACTGTCCACAATGAGCTTACTGCTATCCGTTCTGAGATGAAGGCACTTGCTAAGATCATAAGGAAGATCCGTGCCCATCAGGAGGATCCTGAGGGATTGAAGGTTAAGGCTAGGTCTGCGAACAATGGATTTAATAAGCCTATCAATGTGAGTGCTGAACTTGCCAAGTTTATTGGCATTTCAGAGAAGGATACTATTTCGCGTAGTGAAGTGACTCGTAAGATTAGCGCCTATGTTTCGGAGAACAATCTCAAGCACCCAGAGAATGGCCGTGTCATCGTTATGGACGACAAGCTTAAGAAGCTACTCAACCCTCCAGATGGCCTCCAGGTTACTTATCTGAACCTACAGAGATACCTTGGCCCCCATTACAAGGCTGTCGAGGTGACCAATTCTGAACCTCCCAAGAGTCCCAAGGTGACTAAGACTAAGGTTACTAAGAAAGCTTAAAAATAATGTGATAATATCTTATAATGATGACAGTTGAGACGGAGTTGATTGATCCTCCGCCATTTGATATATGTGGTCTTGAACAGGTAATTGGTACCAAAGTAAATGATGTCAGTTTATACAAGCGAGCATTTACCCATAAATCGGCCAGTAGGCGGTATAACGTTACCGACTCGTTTGAAACGCTTGAATTTATGGGTGATTCCGTTCTCGGGTTTATTGTAACAAAGTATTTACTTGATCGTTTCAGTAATGAGAAGGAGGGATTTTTGACAAAGACGCGTATCAAAATCGTAAAGGGTGAAACACTTGCGATGATATCAAAGAAATTGAATCTTCATAAATGGGTTTTGATGGAGGAGAAGGCTATGAAACAAGGTTGGACTCGTAATGATAATGTCATGGAAGATGTGTTTGAAGCATTAGTCGGGGCGATTTATCTTGACTTGGGTTTGGTATATGCCAAACGTTTTGTGATTGGAATCCTGGAAAATCCGGAATTTATCAATTTTGACACTATTACGGTCGACGATAATTATAAGGGTCAGCTTATGTGTTTTTGCCAAGCGCATAAACTGACGATGCCTACTTACGAAGTTCAGAAATATGAAAATGGTATGTTTACTGTCTATGTGGTAGTTAATAGTTACATTTATGGTTATGGCACTGCTAAAATCAAGCGTCAAGCTGAACAGGTGGCTGCATATTACGGATTAGAAATGCTAAAACAATCTGCGACCTCTGGGTGGGGTCATAGGAGGACTGTTCATTAGTCTAAACATACCTCCATATTGATTAAGGTTCATGGGTGAACCGGGAGTCCTGGGGGTCCCAGGGGTCCTGGGTGTCTTAGGAGATCCCTGGTTAGCTATACGGGTAACAACCGGTTCGACTTTGTCTTTAGCGTTGCATAGAACTATTTCCTGATGGAATAGATCCTTCGTTCTGTACTTTAACTGTGACATCTTACCAGCATAGTAACCATCATATCCAGCCCGGCACACGTATTCAGCAATCATCTTGTCCTTACGAGCAGCGGAATGTCTTCTAACTTCTCTAATTTCAGGATCATATTTAAAACGTCTTTCTAAAATGTCAATTTCGTCCTTGTTTAAAGTCTTCTTTAACTTGTTGAGACCACGTTCGGTGTCCATTCTCAAGAGTTTGAGAGGTCTGGACGTCTTAAATGTAAACACGTTCTCATTAAAACCAGATGCGTATGCACGATTAGCAATACCATAACCATTGTTACCAAATAAGAAATACACGGGTGTGGGTCTGGTGTAATTATCCGCCATCATCCTCTTTGTACCCCGATATAATTCAAAGTTCTTTGGTAGGTTGATGGTGACTGAATTCATTTTATATAGTGAAATATTTTTATGCCTCACCCGCTATCTTTGCCATAAAGGGGTCTATATCACCTGTATACCGCGGACATTCTTTGACAACTTTACGCGTCGTCATATCTTGCGTGGCTAAAACGCGTTTCTCAACATCATCGATATTTATACCTGTCACGCGTTTGATTTGATCTTTGTCAGCGATATCCTTTAGTGCCAAGAGATACCCGGCTGCGTAGTTGGCATGTAAAGTAGCAATTAAAGGCGATTGGTCCTGTTGAGCAGCAGTTACCCACCTGGCAGTTTGTCTTAATAATTTATTGATATCGTCTGGATTTACATTTGATCTATTTTTAAGAGTATAATATGCCAAAGCCAATGATATAATAATGACATACAGATTCATATTATTACATAACAGGAATTAAAAATCGTCCGTATATTCGACGTCGTTATCTTCATCATCTTCTATCTCACATTCTGCAACTGGCAATCTTTCAATTGTAGTCACTCTCTGAACACGTTTTACAAGTTCAGGTACTTGACCATGTTCACGATGCCAAAGTACACGTTTCCATAATGCATCCATTACAGGTAGGTATTTTTCAAACCAGCCCCGGTCTCTTTTCACATGTGTAACGACAAACTCTGACGGTGCCGGCCATGTGATTTCCAATGGTTTATACTGGATGAAGTCGCATTCTTCCAGATCCAGGATATCCATTAATAATTGGAGTTGTGGCATGTAGTGGACCGGTACTTCATCTTTGATTTTCCTCATCATAGGACACTTGATTTCTAGCAACTTACCTGATTCTGTGATTCCATCGGGACTACCACCTAACCAGTCATATTTTGGATGTGGAAACAAACCAATTTCATGAGATACTTCATTATACTTTTCACAATACATGTCTCTGGCAATGTCTTCGTATTTATTACCATGTTCAGTCGCTGCATTCCCATGAAATTTGTCAAGACCACATTTTTTACGGATTAACGCTTCCGGTTTCTCATATGGATTAACTCCAATCGCCGTTGCAGCGTCACTTGCCGTCAACATCTTACCTCTCAATTTGAGCCATTCCTCAGATCGCTGGGCCGCATACTCGCGTTCAATTAAGAATTTTACCTGGGGATGCATTTATTTTAACATTGAACTTCTTCTCTATACGATTTACCGCACGATTGAAATTAGGTTCGCTCCATAATAGCCATCTGGACCAGAACCCAGCAGTCTTGATGCCTTTTTTTGTCCAGTCTTCTCGTTTTTTATGACGTGTCAAGTAACGTTGCATTCGTTCGGGGTCTTTATGTATGGTATAATCAGAGTAACCAGCACCCCCGAAATCTACATGACCACCATCTTCGAATGAAGCTCTGAATTTTTTATCCGCTTTAGGACTTTTGGTAATACGTATCGACATCATACTTGTTATAAATGTTTTCTGCAAACGGCTTTGTATTTGTCACT